AGCCAGGCTTGCCGAATAGGATCAGCCCTTTTTTCCCTTGACCATCCGCAGGATCTGGAAGACGAACTGCACGATGCTGTTCGACTTAAGGGGGCTATAGGCAATGATCTCCTCGATCGCAAAGATGGCGATCCACGTTGCCGGATGAGATAAGAAGTCCATGGCTCATGTAAAATCGTGTGATGGCAGGCGTGCGTCAACACCCTGCCGTGGAAAACCTTCTGGAGAGGCTCTCGTGATCATTGTAGTGTGCCAGCATTGTGGCGAGCAATTCGACGCGCCTCAATGGCGTCTGAACCAAGGCAAGGGCAAGTATTGCGGTAGAGCTTGCGCAAACGAAGCTAAGAAAGGTTTTCACGCCAGATACCCGGCGGAGTACATGGCGTACCACGATGCGCGGAGGCGATGCAGAAATCCGTATAGCTTAACTAATAAAATCAACTACAAGGACAAAGGTATAAAATTTTTATTTGAATCTTTTGAGCAATTCATTGATCACATAGGCCCAAAACCAGATGGCACCTCACTTGACAGAATTGATAACAATGGTGACTACAGGATTGGAAATGTGAGATGGGCCACTGCTCAGCAACAAGCTCAAAACAAGAATAACAACAGGCTTTACAGCTTCAATGGTGAGACCCTGTGTGAATCTGAATGGGCAAAAAGACTTGGTATCACTAGAGGCACGATTACCGCAAGGATTGAAAAGTATGGCTGGTCAGTGGAAAGGGCCGTGACGACTCCTAGTGCTAGTGCTGTTGCTGCTGCCGATGAATCGGGGCATCAGCTTGGCTTTTGAACTCAATGCTGTTGACAAGGTATGGCACTAGAAAACTGATCACAACAGCAGCGCCCATGGCCCAAGCGACACGATGTTCCACTTGCCGCAACCGAGCAAAGAGGCCATTAATGTCTTCACGGCGTTCGCCAACACTTAGCAGCAATGCCTCCAGCTTGCCCTCCAGAGAGCCGAGCTTGTGGTAAATGTCCCCATGCGAGACATCATCTGGAACAGGCATGGGGACTGAAAACGCTTGCTTATACGTTAGCGACCCTGGCCGCGATACCTCTTTTTGCGGCCATTGCGGCTGGAGGCTCCAAGGTGGGTGTGGAGGCTGCGGCCTTGGCGTGTCTTTTTAGGCGGACCGGGCTGGTGCTCGATCTTGGCGACGCCTTGCTTGCTGCGGACTGCCATCAGTCTTCGGGTCCGTGGGGATGTCCATTGGCAACACCAGCTTGGTACGCCGCAATCACCTCAGGCGTCCAAAGCGCAGCTGCAACCGCCTGCATCTCAGCGCACTCGTTAGCCATGTCGTCACCGGGGACGCAGACATGGCGGTGGTAGGTGCGGCCCACCTCGACGCCATCCTTTTCGATGATGTCCGCACGGCGGCACTGCAGGATGGAATGGGGCGGGATGATTTCGATTTTGTGTTCGTGGCGTTCAGTGAAAGTAGCCATTAGAAATGCCCTCCAGGCATAGCGGGTTTAGGCCGTAGTTTTTAGCCGTTGCGGGCTTAGCTGAGGCCGATCAGGCTGAGACATAAGTTCCTGTCATGTTGATGAGATTGTTGCCAGAGCCGGACCCAAAATCACTTCCTTGGACTTTTGATTCGGCAACGTTAGTGGCGTTTTTAATCACCCTCATATTAGTAGTCTCTCCTAGGGCTGCTATGCGTAGCTCAGTAAACGCGGTGGCCCATGACTGGGCTTCGCCAATCGTAAAACCGTTATAGTAAGCAGCTCCACCAACAGCAAACGGCAATCCACCTAAGGTTGCGTCTCCCGATGGAGAGCTAATTGCTAACGTAAAAAATCTTGCTTGAACATGAACCAGCTTGCCAACCTTTATGTAGTAAGCACCTTGCACGCTTGTGGTCACTGATCCACCTCCAGAAAAGCTCCATGTCGGCGTCCACGTCCCCTCCTCATAATCATCCAGCGCATTAGCTGCTGCGGTGTCGCCGTTAAACTGGATGCCGCCTGTGCTGGCAGCCATGCGGAGGTATTTGTCGCCGGTTATGCGGAGGGCTTCGTCGGCGGTAGTTGCATTAGAACCGTCAGCTGTATTGTCCACACAGAACAACAGGCTGCCGCGTCCCCAATCCCCAGCTGGCACATGGGCAAGCGCAACCTTGCGTTGGCTGCCGCCCTCGTCGCCTCCGATATGAAAATAAGTTGTAGTGCTATTGATTAAGGTGTCTGACGGACCTACTGCCACGTTGCCTTTGACCACTAATTTGGCCGCAGGCCCTCCAGAGTTGCTATTATCAGCTGTACTTGTGCCAATCCCAACGATGCCCGAGCTGTCGATGCGAGCGCGTTCGGTGCCACCTGATGTAATCGCCAACGTATCCGCTGCCGGATAAAACAATCCAGTATTGAGATCGTCGTCTTTAGTGAAAGATGGCGTGGCGGCCGAACCAGCAAGCGTTACTGCAACTTGGCCGGAACTATTGGCCAGCAGACGATTGACACCACCAGTTGAGATGCCGAGCGAGTCGGCGCCAATTCGATAGATGCCTGTGTTGAGGTCCGACGCAAACGCCAACCCCGGCGCTGCAGCCGTGCCGTCTTCAAAGGCCAGCGTGCCGTCCAGTTCGCGCAGCGTGATCCAGGCGTTGTTGGCGGCGTTTCGCATCTTGAGCAAACCCGCCGTGGTGTCCGCCCAGAGCATGTAGGCGTAAGTGGTGCTCGGAGCCGTAGCACCGCTGTTCAGCGTGACGATGGCCGCAAGGCCGTTGTTCAGGTCAGCGCGAAACGCAGCCCCCGATTGGTTGGCAATGACGTAATCGTGCTGTGCCATTAGGTGATCTCCCGACCGTAGCCGATAGCAGTGTAGGTGAATTGTCTGCTGACAGCAGTGCCGGCGCTGTTTCGGAACACCACGTCAAAGCCGGAGCGCGTGACGCTGCTGATGGCAAAGTAGTCGCCGGTAGCCATGTCAAAAGCGGTGATGCCCACGCTAGGTGCTTGGTAAAACTTTTCGGCAAACGTTGCCGTATATGTCCCAGTGCCGCTGGTGAGCGTGGCCGATGATGTCGTTCGTTGCTGTAGTTCCACCTCGCAACCGAGTTCGTCGATAACGATGTTTTGGTCGATGGCCGTGCTGGTAGCAATGGTTTTGAACTGAAATGCGCGGCCACGCGGAATGGCATTGCTGAACTCACGCCAGCTGCCCCAAGTCGGCGATGCGTTGGGATCGTTGTCAGTGGCACGCACGTACAGCGCTGCGTTGACCTGATCAGCTGTTGGCCCATCAATATCAATCCAGGTGTCAATTAGATCAAAAAAATCATCCCAAAGTTGAGATGCAATGTATGGCCGTGTTACAAAATAACGACGGATATTAACATCAAATATGCCGCCAAGATCCAGTGTGCTGCCGAACTCGTATTCGCCTGTGCCAGCGTTGCTGCTTAATCCGTCAATCAATCCCAAGCCGTCCCAGTTGTTGTCTGTTGCAAAGTCATCTATTGGATCCCCAGTTGCAAGGATAAGCCCGTCAAATTCCGAGCTATAGATCATATTGGTAAAATTGCCTGAGAACGGCGGAGTTTCCTGATCCTCGCGGTAAGACTGAATCAGCAAACGTGGCTGTGGTGTTGGCAAATCGACAACGATAGCCGCAGCTGCAGCGCTACGCCTGCCGCCGTCATCTTCAAATTTGACAAGGTATGTACCTTCAAGTAACGGCACTTGCTTTTGCGTTTGTCCGCCTGATGCCGAAGACACAATATCTTGCGCTTGATCCCAAGCAGGAGTAACAATGTTAGTGCTGTGTCGGATAAGCACTTTGCCGCCTAGCAGCACATCAAGTTCAGTTGAACGATCCCAATTAAGGATGGCGCTTGCCTGGTCGATGGCAATCAGATTGAGGTTAGCTGGCGTCGCCGGTAAAGCAGTCTTACCTACGGCTTGGAACGTTAATAAAGCTGGGCTTCTTGAAGGCTTGAGGCTTGCATTTAACGAGTACACTTCGATATAATAAGTGCCGATTGTTGTATCAAAAATTTCAAAATCTGGGCGTGCTTGTGTATTTACGGTCCAGTTGCCATTTTGAGGGCGCCAGCGGATGCGATATTGATTGATGCCATTTACAGGTCGCCAGCTAACAAGAATTTTTGAAGCAGCGCGACCGTTGAGTTCGTATATCTCTTCTTTTGCGGAAAGGTTTGTAGGTGCAGCTGGGAGTCTGTTTAGATTTGTGATGTCACGATTTAGCAGCCTTTGATCTTGTTCAATGTATGCGTACTTGCTGGCATTGTAAGAAAGCGCTGTAACCGCATATTTGCAGTCATCTTGTTCTTGAACGCCTAATACGCGCCAGGTTGATGTTTGAAGATCGTTGGTTTGATAAATCCAAATACTGTTGGAATTCGGCGCACTGCTAAACGCTGAAGATACGGTGATTACACCGCTGGAAATGCTGCTTACAGATTTGGTCTCCACGGTGCCGTCAGGGAGAATCACCGAGAGCAGGGGGTTGTTGAAAAGGGTCAAGCCTGTGGCGTCATCCACCGTGATGGCTGTTGTCGTGGCTGATTTGATGCGCCCACCACGGCGAGAGCCAGCACGTACCGGATCGCTAATTTCAATGACCTGGCCAGGACGGACAACAACGCCAGCGTCAATGGATGAAACAAAGGTGACTGTTTCGGATTCTTCCCATTCGGAATAAAGCAACCATTCACCTAGCCGTTTAGCCTGACCGCGAGAGGTGCAGGCAAACGCGCTGACTTGCGTTGTCACAACGCCGTATTTTGCGATCAACGCTTGATTTTCGACTGCCTCATAGGCAATATCACGGGCCTCAAGATCCAGGTAAGACACCACTGCCACCGTGGGCCGGTTTTTCAGACTGCTGCTTTGATAGGTAAAGCCTTCCTCGGAAACGTTGGCAAGCGTGAACAGGTAGCTGCTGTCGGCTGGTTTGTCTTGGCTGACAGTCAACGCGCCAGTGCTCCAGTAGGGCATGACGCGGAACACGGAGCACAAATCGTTGATGAGCTTGTATGCCTCCTCAGCGGTTTGGATGTTGCAGTTCATTGAGAACCGTGGCTCAAAACCGCCGAAGCCATCGGGCACCAGTGCCGATGAATACTGGGATGCTGCATAGAACGCCCACTTGTCGAGCTGTGCGGCGGCAATGTGATCACCCAATCCGTAACGCTTGGACGTGAGTAGATCCCACAAGCACCAAGCTGGATCGGTAGTCCAAACAGCAGCACCAAAGGTGCCATCCCACACGCCGTTGTAAATCAATCGACCAGTGGTGCTGTCAACAGTGGCATTACTCGGCACTTTAACTTTTATGCCACGGATGAGATAACTGCGCTGGGGAATGGAACTGAACTGCTCGGCGTCAAT